TATGATTATCTATATGCCAATCGTAATGATCGCCTTCGTGATATACAGTATATTGTGCTGGTTCAAATTCGTGTAGTGAAAAATTATATAATTTATTTGCTGAATCAATGCATTGATGTAAATGATTAGGAAAGTTTTCACCTTCTAACCATGATACTTTAGAACTTCTATTGGCATTATTGCCGTCTTTTATTTTAGCGTTTTTAATATTTAACGAGTCGCCTGTTTTGATTATATCATCACAGAAATTATGAGTTAATGTTATATGAAAAGGATTATATTGCACCGCTAGTAAACTTTTTCCATTCAATAGCGTTCTTGATTAAAAATGTTCTATTATTAATACTTCTTAAAACTTGCTCAAGATACTTAACTATTTGATTTAGATAAGCAACTTTTTGATCTGCCTTTTGTAATTCTGGATCAGAATCCATATAGATATGTACATCTGCCTTTAATACTTTTATGTCAAATGGTTTCTCTTGATATACACTAGGGTCTGCCTTACCTGTATAGTATTCCCACTTATTTCTTAACATAGTCTTATGATCGTATTCAGATTTTTTTAATAGTAAAGAAAACTTATTGAAATGTTGTAGATACTTATTATGTAGTAAAGGTATCTTAATTGACTCGGCGTCTAGTTCCGTGTCATCTAATTTAAAATCTTTATTAACTGATTGTTGTAATTCTTCTAATGTCATGTATATATTTTATCACTTTTTTAATTAATTGTCAAGCCTATGAAGAAGATATTTGTACAATATCATAATACATATAATTGAAACTTGCTTGTACTTGCAAGTAATCAACATCATTTGCCTTAATATCATAAGATAATGAACCTAATGATATAGGAAAAACATTTTGAAATCTTATTTCCGTTTTAGCAACATTTTTATTATTTAAAACTGTGAGTGTTGCGTCTGAATATATACCACCTTCTGAAAGAGGTTGTGCTATACTTGTTCCTGTAGCAGCCGTACTTGATGTTGTGCCAGGAAATCTATCGGCACCAGTTGCCTGTAAATTTTTAAATTGTGTATGATCTTGTGGAAATCCTAGACCTGTAATCCAATCGTGTATCTCTTTATAGTTATTTAAATTTTCATCAACTAGAAATGATACATCTAAAGTCTGATATGTAACCTTATCACCTACTCCTGCAATGTCTTTTAAGGGTGTTTCAAAACTTGTAGATCCTAAAGCAATGCCAGGTATGTTTGCTGTCTGTACAAAAAATTCTACTTGTGGTAGTTTAGACATTTTAAATCTAAACTGAATAGGACTTGCATAGTCAAATTTAGTAGGTTCTCTATCAATTATATTTGTGTCTGTCATAATACTATTTATCTGTTAAATTATCGACTTCTTTCCAATCTTTTTCAGTTGCCTTTTTTTCTAGCTCTTTTTCATTTTCAGTAAGAACAATCTCCTTTTCTTGTACTTTTTTAATCTTTTCTTCTAATTCTTCAAGTACATTTGTTTTAGGATTCATATAGTTTAGGCCATAAGCAAGTACACCCATAATAATTAGTAATGATCCTAGACCTAATACTATTTGTTTTAGTTCTTTAATTTTCTTTTTTGTCATCTTTTCTTTTTATACCAGAACACTTATCTCGTATCTCTTTAAACTCATCTGGCAATTCTAAATTTTTATAACGAGAACACATTTTTAACATTTCTAATTGTTGTCTTAACAATGCGTTTTCATTGAATACTTTTCTATATTCTTTTGAACAAGTTGAAGTCAATGGTATTCTTAATCTAACACCTATTGTTCCCCTATCATCTTCGTATCCACTATTAGATGTACCTGTACCTGTATTATCTTGTTTAGAATATTCCATGTAAGGTTCTAAAGTCGGTCCTTGACAATGATTGTCGTATTGTAAGTAATCGTTTCTTGCGTGTCCCACAGTAGTCCATAATATAAACGCCATAACGAAAGTTATGAATTTATACATTTTAGTAATCTCCTGTAACCTCTCGTTTAAAGTCTTTTAAATCGTATTTTAAATCTTCTACCGTATTTGACATTTTGTAATAACTATCATTTAGTGCTTCTACTTTTGCTCTTGCAGTAGCTAATTCTGATCTAGCACTTGTCATTTCTCGGAAGACTTCTTCTCTTCCTTCAGTATATGCACGATTTAAATTTTTAACTTCTATTGAAAATCTTTCGTCAATAGATGATACTGTTGTTGACATTTCTCTTAATTGTAGAGTATGTTGTTCAATAGTATTGTTTAATTTTATGATTGTGTTGATACCTGTATATAGCGTACCTAAAACAGCAGCTAATATTGGTACCCACGTAATTACTTTTTTAATTTCCATAAGTCCTCTTTTCTATACTATTTATAATCATTATAAGCAAAAAAAAGGGCGCCGAAGCGCCCTCTTTTATAATCGGTATCAACCAATATTACATAATGTTAGAAACTTTAACACGTCTGTAATATACGTTTTGATCGCCAGCAGCAGGTGACGTTAAGTCAATTGCACCAGTACCATTAGTAGTTGCGAAAGGATTAGCAACCATACCATATCTAGTTTTGAAACCGATTTTTGGTTGGAAACTATCTTGACCAACTGCTCTTACCATTTGTAATGGCACGTAAGGACAATAGAAAATCCCAGAGTCGTATGGTGAAGTACCTTTGTAACCTACAACGTAGAATTGTGACGCAGAAATGTTTGCACTATATGGATCAATGTAAACTTTAAATTTACCATTTAATACACCAGCGAAAGTATTTCCTGTGTCATCAACATTTAGGTTAGTAGCAAGAGCAGGAGCGTAATCTAATACACCACTCATTTGAAGTGCCGAAGCAACATCAGCTGAACAGATAATCATATTACCTTTTCCTCTTCTTGTTTGTTGACCAATTGCATTAGCATCTCTCTCTAATTGGAATAATAGTCCTTTGAATTTCTCAACTGACCATCTACCGTTTGAGTCTGTGTCAAGGTCAAAAATACCAGCAGTAGTAGTATTAACTTGAGCACCTGCTTTTGCAGTTGTGTAGATTGTTCTAACAACTTCTCTATTGATTTCCGCAAGGATTTCAGAAGATAGGATGTTAGCAAGTTCTGTTTCAGCGTCTAAACCGTGGATTGCTTTTAAGTCTTGAGCAAGTTCCATAGTGTATTCAGCTTTAAGAGCTCTTGATTTTGCAGTAACCGTAACTTTATCGATTGAGAAAGCCATTTCAGCAAACTCATCAGTTCCGTCACCAAGTGTTTCTGCTTGTGCAGTTGACATACCGTCACCAGTAGTGTAAGTACCAGCGGGTGAGTCATTAAGTACACTCGGGTTAGTTCCTGCTTGTACAGAAGTTGAACCTGTGTCAGACGCAGCATCTCTTGATGAGAAGTCTGAATCAGCTTCGTTAAATAATGCTTCAGTTCCACCTTGTGTTCCAAATCTTGATTTCATAGCGAAAATCAAACCAGTTGGACCAGTCATAGGTTGAACACCACATACATCATATGCGATTAAGTTAGGCATTGCTCTTCTAACAAGTGATATTAAAACAGGATCCCAATTGTCAACACTTGAACCAGTTGCGTTAGCTGGTGCAGCTTCTGACATAAACGATCTGTCTTCTCTAACTGCTTTTTCTTGGTTTTCCAAGATAACAGTTGTTACAGCTCTTTTGTATGCGTCACCAATTTTTGGTAAATCAGGATGCTCCAATACTGGCTGCCATTTGTCTTGTAATGTTTCAGTAAGATACATTTTTATCTCTCCTAAGTTTAATTAATTAAATCTTTACAGATTTAAGGTTTTTAGTAATAGCGGCTGTATATGCAGCCATAGCATCGGTATTGCTCTCAATCGGAGCGTTTGCCGCAACTGAATCAACTTCATCTTTCGAAGCAGTTTCTTCAATTTTAGATTTAGGGAAATAAGATTCTTTAATAGTTTCTAGTTTCTCTCTAAACTTGTCAGCACTATCGTACTCAACATTCTCAGCCATTTTCTCGAACTTTTCTTTTTCTGTATCAGCTAAATCTGAAGCAACTTCGTTAATTGCTTTTGACTTTGCAGATGAAGAAACTTCTTTTGATAAATCAACATTTTTTGCAATCTGTTCATTTAACTTTTCTTCAAGTTTTTTATTCTGATTAGTTAAGTCGTCTAGTACATTGTATTTTTCTTCTGGAACATCAATATAATGTTCTTTGAATAAG